TAGCGATAGAAGGTACTGTTTTTGACTAAGAATGTACAGCCTGAAAAGCAGGTAGAACACGCCCTTTTGTATGCTCGAGTGAGCACTCAAATGCAGGTTAATGACGGCATGAGTATGGAAGCTCAAGAGAAAACTTTACGCAATGCAGCGGAATTTGCAGGCTTCTCAAGTGTTGAAGTCTTGCTTGAAGAAGGTCGCAGTGGTAAGTCAATCACAGGCAGACCCGTGCTTCGTGACGCACTAACCAGACTTGATAACGGAACTGCCCAGGCTTTGATTGTTACTCGTATCGACCGACTGGCAAGATCTACCACTGACTTCTTGTCAATTGTTGACCGCGCGGCTAAGAACAACTGGCGTCTAGTTCTTCTTGACTTAAACCTAGACACTTCGACCTACCAAGGAAGATTTGTTACAACCATCATGTCAGCCCTTGCGGAGATGGAACGAGGCATCATTGCAGAGCGTCAAAAAGATGTACATAAGCACAGACGAGACAGTGGGCAAGTATGGGGTGTAGACCTAGGACCCAAGCAGCTAATCTCAGATGAGATCCGCAACCGTATTGTTGAAGAGCGAGAAAAAGGTCTTTCTTTGCGTGCTATTGCAAACACGCTGCAAGCTGAAGGTATCCCTACTGCTTACGGCGGGAAATGGTCTGCCTCTAGTATTAAGTACGTGCTAGATCAACAATCAGAAGAACCAAAGTAAGATAGAATATGCTTTATGCCTATTTTAACTTCATCATCTAGTGCGACTAAAGGCTCTCCTTCTGCACCTAACATCGATTCTGCCAGTGATTTAACAACAGGTGGCGCAGTTTCTGTAGCGTTTAGCGCACCTTCATTTTCTAAGCTACCAATTACTTCATACACAGTAACAGCCTCGCCAGGTGGCGCAACAGGTACGGGTTCATCTAGTCCTATTACTGTTAGCGGATTGAGCAACGGCACAGCATACACATTTACAGTTACAGCAACGTCTGCCGCAGGAACTTCTTCTTCATCCAGTGCATCTAGTTCTGTTTCGCCTACTAAGGTATACGCAATAGGAGAAGCTGGGCCCGCTGGTGGAATTGTATTCTATGATGCTGGTTCAACTTTATCTTGGGGTCGCTACTTAGAGGCAGCGTCGTCGGACACATCTTCTGCGCCTTGGTCTGGCTCTAACAGTACAAACCAATCTATAATATTTTTTGGTTCTGGTACTTCAACTGGAATTGGCACTGGAGCATCAAATACTTCCAACATGATATCTCAAAGAAATGCCAATGATTCTGGTCAAAATACAGCAGCGACTAGGGCTCGCGCAGTTGCTCAAGGAGGAGCTAGTTGGTCTTTGCCTTCTAGAGACGAGCTATCTCAACTTCACGCAAGAAGAGGTGTTGTTGGAGGCTTTGCAACGGATTACTACTGGTCTTCGTCTGAATCCGCTCAAAGCGGAGGATGGTCATTCTTTTTTACCGATTCTTTGCAATCACGGTCGAAATCTTTAAGCAGCAGGGTTCGAGCAGTACGAGCGTTTAGTTAAAGGAGCAACAGGTGCAAGGATTTTACAAAAACGACAACGGCTTTTTAGTCTGGTCTGCAGACAGAGTTCTTAATGAACGCTTTGAACTATGGCTAGATCAAAAGGATACATATACGTATCCTGTCGAAGGTTGGTACTGGTTTGATTCCGAAGTTGAAGCGCGTAATACACTTGAATGTTACAGTCCATCACCTTTCCCTTCCTGGGTCTTAAATACAGCAACAGCCCAGTATGAGCCTCCAGTTGCTTATCCATCAGACAATAAAATATACGCCTGGGACGAAAACGCAGTTTCATGGGTAGAAGTTCAATAGTCTTAAAAAGATAGAGCCGGACGCGCGATTACTCGCGCTATCCGGCTCTCTATGTTTTAGGCGTTCTCTCCCGGGACACCAAAAACTAGTATTACTATATACCTAAAGGGTCTACTTTACAGGCAATCCTGTAATAGATTTCCAAGTTTTTGCATCAACGATACCAGTTACAGGTAGCTTCTTAGCCTTTTGGTGGGCCATGACAGCCTTCTTTGTGACTGGACCGAATTGACCGTCGGCTGGCTTGATCTCAAGCGCGGCTTGAACAGTCTTAACGTGAATACCAGACTCACCTGGGTCGATTGTCTCGCCAGGATAAACCTTACCTGTTGTATCCTTTTCCTTTACTACCTTAGGAGCAACAGGCGCTGCTGCTGATCCCGCGTAGTCAGGACGACCCCAACCAACAACTCCAACAACAAGTTTCTTCTTGTTGTTCTTTAGGTAGCCGCGCTCCTTCTTGCAGGTTTCCCCGCCGTTGCGCTGGTCGCCCTTAGCATTGCCTGAGGTGTTTCCCTCTAGGCAAATCATTGTGCCGTCCTTGTTATCCTTTACGACGATGCCTACGTGCGAGATGCGGTTAACACCGTCGCCTGGAAAGTCAAAGTAAACGATGTCGCCTGGTTGTGGAGTGTTGACTCCGTCGTTGTCATACCAACGCTTCATCTTCTTAAATGCGTCTGAACCTGCGACTGTTGAAACGGTGTTAGGCACCTTAACTCCAGCTTGATTCGCACACCACATTACGTATGATCCACACCATGGCAAGAAGTTTGCCTTTGTGAACGCGCCGTACTTTGTTTCGTTATCCTTAGGACCCTCAACGGTTCCTACCTCAGCAAGCGCAACTTCAATAAGTCGCGCGGCTGTTCCTTGGGCTGCTGCCATTTTTATCCTCCAAATGCTTTCGTGAATCCTTCAGGGCAAGTTTTATTACATATTAACTCTGCAATAACAGGTGCAAATGCTGCAGCAATTGCGGCACCAACACCTAATGGTGTTGCCCATAGTTCTGCTGAATCTAGGCTTACAGCCAAACAATTTGAAATTACGTTGTATAGCAGCGTCTCGTCAATACTGTTTGCAACCTCTGGTATGAGTAAAAACGCATCTTTTATGACTGTACTCATTCCCGCTACCACGGCTACCTTTAATGCTTTGTCTGTAGCCCAAAGAACTGGTTGCGCCATCATAGAAAGAGTGGTTGATGTTGCAGCACCTTCAGGCTGCGCTGGTGTAAAGAGAGCAACAGCCCCTGCGGAGATTGCCGCGGTTACTGCTAGGTTGCAAGCGTTTGCATCCACCCAGTTGTACGCATCAATTACGCCCGCTTCTACTTTCTCATAACCTTCTTTAAGTCCACCCTCTATTAGGTTTCCAAAGTCAATAATTGCTGGCCCGGCACTTATAGCCCAGATATCTTCAGCCCTATGGTTTATTTCAGGGTGGTCGTGGATGTACTGCAGTGCTTCATCACTAAGTCCCCATGTTTCACATGTTGAACCGGACCAGTCACCTCCTGCCCCATACCATCTTACGTAGCCAGGACTACAGTCCGAGCGATGATAAACAATCCCGTCACCATTTTTATCTGCCATTTTTATCTGCCTCCCTTAGGCTTTGACGGCTTTGGCTTTGACTTCTTACATCCGCATGTTGCGCACATAGTTTTTTACCTCTCTGCTAGTTTCTTATTTGACGATTATAACTGAAATTTTTGCCTTAGGGCATTTTGCGTTTGCATCTTTAATTGCCTTGAGCTCTCTGTCGTCAACTGTAAGTGACCAACGTAGTTTTACGTGAACCCAATTCTTAATGTATGTGCAAACATCCTTTGCAGGAAGCCAGTCGGCTGGATCCTGATCTGACTTAGAGCGGTTAGTCGCTGCGGTGACAGCAATCAACGCGTTAACGTCTCCCATGTCATTTGCGTATACCTCGCGCTTATTCTTATCCCACGCCTTAGCACCTGAGTCCCAAGCCTCGGCTAGAGGAACCATATGGTCAACGTCTAGTCCAGAAAAATTTGTAACTGTCAATCCGTCATATGCGGAGTACCACTTGCCAGTATCCTTTACGATCTTGCAACCTTTATCAACCTTAGGCTTAACAAGAGCCTCCTGAATGATCACGTCGTTGCGTGTGTTGCAACCGTTCTTATCAAGATCTGACCAGTGCTTAAATTGCGAGCGCGCGTAACCTTCACGAACGTCTGGCGCAATCTTTAACGCTTTAATTCCAGCGTCTACTGTTGCAAACGTTGTAGGCTTATCTGCCGCAAACGCTCCTGTTGATGTTGCTACGATAATAAAAAGTACGATAGGCATTACGCCTTTTGTTGTGTTATGCTTGCGCATATTAGTTCCTAACCGCGAGAGTAGCGTGAAGCAAGACCCCAATCGACCTCGCCAGTTTGTACAGCGCGTGGAACAAGTACACGACCTTGAATCTCAGCTTTTGAACCAAGACCAACTACAGTCATTCCACGATCTGATATTTTACGCTGGAATGCGATCTGTGTCATTGGTCTTTCACCGCGCTCTTCGGACCAGGCGCGATAGACAGAGTACAAAGCCTTGATAGGAACAACCGTTCCTTCAGACTCCTTTGTCTCTTCATTTAAGAAAATACCGATA